GGTCAGTTGATAATACTGTACATTCCAGCGTAAGGAGCGTAAGATGTTTTATGATTATTTAGAAAGACCCTCTTTAAGATTCTTTGGCGGCAGCGGGGGCCCTAAAATTAAATCTCCTGAGAAGCCAGCTAAACAAGCAGAGGTTCGCCAGATTGTTGAAGATGCTGGTGGAGCAAGGAGAGATGAACGTAGACGAATCCCACCGGGTAAAAAGTCTACAATGTTTGGTGGTATACAAAAAGAACTTGAAAAGCGACTAGGTTAATAATGCTTGTACAAAAACGTGAAACACCTATAAAGGAATTGATGGCTCGTATAAGAGATGCGTATGCTGAGAAAACTCAGTATGCTGCTTCTCTAAGCGAAATAGCTAGGTATCTCCTGCCTTCTGCTAAGGATATGGTAGTAACCGTACCCACATCTAAAGGGCAGATATATACGGTCAATACATACACCGCCGTACCTGCCCTCGCTGCTCAACGTATGGGTGCAGGTGTCTATGCTTATCTCATGCCTGTGGGTCAACACTGGTTTACAGTTAAGGCCTCAGAGGATGACCAGAATGAGATACTTGAAGTTAAACAGTGGCTAAGTGCTTTTCGTATTAAGGTACACCAAAGTCTTTGGGATAGTAATTATCAGAGAGAGATGTATTCCTGTATACAGAATTTGTGTATCTTTGGAACCGCTTGCCTATCAATAATGTGGGATGGTGGTTTGGTATTTGAGAATTATCATCTACGTGACATTGCCTTTGAAGTTAATTACAGGGGAATTATAGATACTGTCTATAGAACTAAGTGGCTAACGCCGAGACAGGCTACAGACCAGTTTGGTGATATACCAATGGGTTTGTCCTTTGATGCTGAACGAGCAGCACATCCATATTCCAGTAAACAATTTGAGTTTGTTCATTGTGTTTATCCGAACGATAAGTACAACAGATTTAAAATAGGTTCATTCCCCTTTGTATCTGTATGGTTAAATAAGAAAGACCAGAAAGTAGTAAAAACAGGCGGGTACTATGAACAACCTTATATCGTGGTCAGGTTCAGTACTATACCCGGCGAGTCTTATGGTCGAAGTCCATCGCATTTCCTTTTGCCTGAAATTAAAATGTATAACAGGATGCGTAGGACGTTCATTGAATCGGCAGAACGTGCCCATAATCCTCCGTGGTGGATGACATCAGAGAGCGTAATTGGTCAACCCATTACATCGCCCGGTGCTATTATATATGGACACCCTCATTCAGAGCCACCTAAACCTTTAGTTACAGGTATCAACTCTCAACTTAATGCTGAGATGTTGGCTCAACAGGCAGAGATTATTGAACGTGGCTTCTTCAATGACCTGTTCGATGTGCTTGCACATTATAGGAACATGACTGCTACGGAAGTCGAAGCTCGGATGGAAGAGAAGATGGTTCTTCTTTCCCCGGCTATTAACGGACAGAAGGGCGAACTAACTGACCCGGTAATTGAAAGGGCCGGAAAATTACTTATTCGGCACAATATGTTACCACTTAAGCCGGAAGGATTGAAAACAGAAATTATATATACGGGTCGATTGGCTATGGCTATGTCCACAATGCAATCGAATGCACTTGGTTCTGTTATGGCTAAGTGGGCACCGTACCTTGAAGTACATCCTATCTATGATAACATCGATATGGACAAGGCATTCAAACAGGATGCCAGAGCACACGGCGTACCAGAGACTCTGCTTTTAGATAAGGGTATAGTTGATGCAACACGTCAGAGTCGTAATCAGATGGCTCAGGCCGAGCAGGGAGCAGAGATAATGGAAAAGGCCTCATCTGCCTACAAGAACATTTATGAATCCGGAGGAATTGAAAATCTAGTCGGAGCATTATAACATGATGGATATATCCCCAGAGGATAGGCAATTAGTAGATATACAAAATGAAGAAGAAAGACAAAAATACGAAAGGGAACAGAATAAACTATCTTATATGTATTGGGAACTTTTTAGATCGCCCGTAGGACAGGCAGCATTGAAGGACTTGTCAGAGAGATGTAACGCAAATAACAGTTGTATACGGGGAGATTCAAAACACCCCGACCCTTATGCAGTAATGTTTCAAGAGGGTAAGCGGGCAGTTTACAATCACATAATTAGTTATATAAGGCACGAAAATGAGCGACGAAAACGGCAATAATGAAGGTAATGAGGCTACATGGATTAACACAGATGGTTCTTTTGGCGACTTGTCTAAGGCCCCGGAAGGTGTCGGAGAGTTTATTACCCGGCAGGGATGGAAAGACTTACCTGCAATGGCTAATTCACACAGGGAACTTGAAAAGAAACTTAGTGGCATGGGTGATATGGTAAAAATGCCGGATGCGGATGATATAGAAGGACAGCGTGCCTTTGCTACGAAACTTGGTTGTCCAGAAAAACCCGAAGACTATAAGTACGAGGCTAAGGATGGTGACCCTATGGACGCCAATCTCCTAAACCTTTTTAAAGAATCCGCTTATAAAGACGGTATGCCACAAAAGGCCTTTCAGGATGTTGTAGATTTCCAGATTGCAGCCATCGTAGAAAGCAATAAACAATATGAAGATAAACTCATAACTGATAAAGAAGAAGCTATTAAAGCTATTAAAGAAAGATTTAATTCAGAAGACGAGTACAACGAATATACAAAAAAAGCCCTAGGCTTTGCAAGTGAGTTTAAATTGAGCGATGGTGAAACAACCGCCGCTGACGTTTTAGAACGTAAAGGACTTGCCTACGACCCAGAGATTTTGGAAATGTTCGGTTCCTTAGCTGATTCAGTTTCAGAGGATTCCTTGCCGAGAGGCAAGACAAGAACCTCATTAAGTAAAGATGAACAGTTGAAAGCTATTAAAGAGAATCCGGCATTTATGAATAGGATGCACCCTGACCATGAAAAGGTCATGCAAACCTATAATAGTGTATTCGGTTTTACCGTGAGGGATAACAGGTAACTGCCCACAACAATAGTACAAGGCCCGGAAAAGGGACAACCTTTAAAAATGTAAATGTAAATTTTATGGAGTTATAAAATGACTACTTATTATGGAAATACAAACAACACGCGTGGATACGTGGAGGCGTTTGTAAATTCTTATACTCCGGGCTATGAGCATGTTCTCCAAGAAGAGAATGATGTTTACATGGGTATGACTCGTGTAGATACCATCACAGGCGAGAATCAGTCTTACGATTTTCTTGGAACCATAGACCTAGATAAGAAAAAGAATCGGTATGAGGATATTCCGATTGAAGATATGGTCCACAACCGTAGATGGTTGTTCCCCGAATGGTATCGTAAAGGTATCTTTGTGGATAACGAAGACGCTATTATGCAGCATACCGACCCCACAAGCGATTATATTTCCGCTTTGGCTAAAGGCATAATTCGTCTTAGAAATGATGTTGTATATGCGGCTTTCTTTGCCAATGTTAAAGGTGGCAAGAATCCGGGTGATGATACATTCTCTTACAACAATGCGTTGATTGCCCCTACTACAGCACAGGGCGGTAGAACCATCCCACATGACTGTGAGGATGAGGCGTTTGCTAAAGGCGGTACAAGTTCCGGTCTGACACTGAATAAGTTGCAGATGGCTACTCGTGCCTTTGGTGAGTTGCATGTTAATGTTAATGGTCCTCGTTATATTGCGTTGACCCATAAGCATATCAATGATCTAGTTTTTGATGCTAAGACCCAGAGTATTGATACCAGTCCATTTAAGGCTTTGGCTGCCGGTCAGATTACGGCTTGGGGTGGTTGGACGTTTGTAATAGATTACAATGTCACTAAGGGTACGTCTAACGACATCGACAGTGATACTAATGTCTATGAACTTCCATGTTGGGTTCCAGCAGGAATGCTGTATGCACAGCACAATACACCCCAGTTTGCAATTGATAGACTGCCCCGTAAGGGTCTGTATGTCCATCAGATTGCTGCTCAGTGTGGTATGGTTGCTGGTCGTATGGATGAAGACCGTGTTTTGAAGATTGAAACTATCTAAGAAAGGAGGCCACTTATGGCCACAAGTGCAACACTTAAAGCACTAGAATATACCAAGATCGCTGCTATCGTGGCGGGTACTGCCTCAGCGGAGAGTTTCCCTGATGCAAGTAAACGTAAACTCCGAGGCATGTACGATTCGTGGGAGAGTACAGTAGCCTACGATGACCCAAGTACAATCTCTTTTGCTCTTCTGCCCAAGGGTTGTAGAGTCCTCGGTTTCCTAGTTGCGTGGGAAGCTCAAGGTGCCGCTGTTACAGCCGATTTTGAAATCGGTGGTGTAGCTGCATGTGCTGCCGAGGCAGTTACAGACATGACATCAGCAGGGGAGTTGTGGATTCCAGTAAACGCAGTTTTTGCCGGTGTACCTTTGACCGCTGATTCCATCTTGACGATGATTACTAAAGATCAAGCACTCGGTCAAAGTGATCGAATAGATGTAACAACCGTTTATCTTGATGAGGATTAACCGTAACTTTAAGGGGGATTCGGGTGAACAGTCCCGGTCCCCTATTTTTTTATTTAGAGAAACACAATGGCACTAACAAAGATAGAAGAAATTTATGCAGAAGCGGTTGACCTTATTGGTGAGATAGAAATCACCGAGGGTATGAATCAATCCGTAAAACCTTACTCCACCTGTGTTCGCCATTATGACCAATCAAGGGATGAGATGATTCGGGGCTATGC